ATGACTCATGAGTTCATCACTAATTTAGTAGTGCCCGTTGTGCTGCTAGGCTGTACTCCAATAATTGTATAGACTATGCTATCAATTGTTAAAGTATCATCGTGTGCAGCGGAAGAAACATCACTTGTACGACAAGTCGCAACAGGGTATGTCCCCTCTACATCAACAGTACCACCACTAAACGCCACATAATTATTAGCAAATATAACGCTTATGCTTGTACCAGCACCAATACCGCCAGCTTTATAGGTAGCAGTAATCCCTAGATCATCAACATCTAGGAACTCTGCTATCTCGCTGTCAGTAAAGTGCGCCATTAATCAGCCTTTTTCTTGCTCGCAACTTTCTTGGCGAAACCTTTATCAACGAGAACATCAACTTCATCTTTTCCAAGATCAACGATGTCCCCCTGGTTGTAACGGTTACGCTTAAAATCTGCTCGCATTAAAAATTCTACTTTCATAATAACTCTCCAATTAATACCCCTCCGAAGAGGGGAGATTAGTTATACGCCTTTAGCAAAAGACTCACCGTGACGAACCGCAACATCTACATCTTGTAGTGCAACGATACGAACAGTTCCGCTTGTGCTTCCAGTAGAAGTATCAACATTAATGTCAACGCCTGACCAGTAACCTATCATTAGATCAGCCCAGTTACCGAACAACATCTGTCCAGCAGTAGAAATCTGATTAGATACCAGTACATTATAGCCATTAAGCTGACTACCCTCAACGAGGAAGATACCAGAACCAGAGTCTTTCTTAGTCTGCTTTAGGTAGCCCATCTGTGCGGCATTAGTGATATATGAAAGATTGCCTAGTAGAGCGTTATCTTGTGAAACTTCACTCTCCATATCAATGATCTCACCCCAAGTCGCTGCACCAGCAGTAGCAGAAGCAAACGCAACAGAACCAACGCCTGTAGCGTTAACTACGCCTGTTGGAGTGTTGCTTGTGCCGTCACCCTCAAATGCCTTGTTGTCAATAGCAAGTGCAAGACGAAGAGCAAGGTCATTACGAACGAAGCTCTCAACATCAACAGAACTTTGAAGCAATAGCTTACGACTAACATCAGAAAATGCTCCAACTGTCTTAGGAGACATTGTTACTTGGTCAAACGCTGCCGCTGACTCAGTAATTGCACCAGACTCTGCAACCCAGTAGCTAGTAGCTCCGCCAGTAGCACGAGGAATAGCAATATTACCCTGTAGATCACGGAGTACTGTAGCTCCTGCACGAGTAGCAACCATTGCATTATCTAGCTTATCAATAAAGCTATCAGCCAAAAGGTCTGTAGCAACTGTATGACCACCTGCGGTAGCAGTGCCTACATTAAGATCGCGCTGTCCTTTAAGTACATCCATTGGAATCATAAGACCCTGTGGATTCTTGCCATACTTCTCAGCAGCAGCTCGTGAAGTCTCAAACTCGAAAGAGGCGTTCTCTTGTGCTCTGCGATCACCTGGGTTAGCTAAAGCATTAATTGCTTTCATAAAGCTAAACTGACGAACCTCTGTGTCAGTCATACCAATATCTGCTGACTCAGTGATTGCAGTTGCGTTACCCATCTTCTCTAGTAGTGCGGAACGGAAGTCGTCTGCATCTTTACCCTGGTTAACAAAGTCACGAGCCATATCTTTAGCTTCAAACTTGTTGCCTAATGCCTCAATCTCGCCAATGCGGCTAAGCTCTGCTTTGCGAATTACTGCACGCTCTGCATCTACATCAATAGATGTTACTTCTACTTTTTCTTTGCTCATTTTCTTTTCCTCATAAAGGTTTTCAATAGTGATAGACCGCTTATCATTGGTCTCTTTTCGTCCAACTCCAACGCTACTGTCTGCTGGTACGCTTACAAAACTGATCTCGTGTGGTGTCCAAGAAGTTGCTCTATATGTCTCAGCGCCTTCCTCTTCACTATCTAAAATCATCTTGTTAATACGATACCCAACTGACACATTATGTCGGATTCCATCAACAACATCTTGCCAAATCTCTTCCGCCCTACTGCTTTTCCCAAAGCGTACAGTGGCGCGACCTCGCTTGTCGCCATCAATGCTTACTGCCTCCACTACTCCAATATGATCTGCTGGATCGTGGTCTACCAAGATCGCTCCTCCATTTTTCAACCTGCCAAGGTCTACTGAACTTTTAGAGTGGTCTAAAATCTCGTTACCGAACCAGCGCTCAACTGGCTCTTCGGATGAAAAGGCTATCTCTACAGTCCTACCCTCTTCACTTATTGCTTCACTATGGAATCAGATCTTGGATCAACCCAGTTCCACCCACGAGATTGGAATATAACCTCCTCGAACTTCTCAATCTTCACCATTGGCAGATTTAGTTTGCCTGACAATATAGCACTCTTCAACCACGCTAAATATACAGGCATACAGAAATGCTCTATCATCCAAGACTGCTTCTGCTTCCATTGATCTCTTTCTTCAATTGTTCCAGAGCGGATAGATGAGAAGCTAACACCCTCCAAATCATTCGCTAAAGTATTGTAAGCTACATTTAGCCCACTTGCCGCACCTCTTAGCACGGTCTTTACAAATGAGTCAAATGCTGTGGATGGGTGCTGTGGGTCAAAAGTTTGGAAGCTAACACCCTCTGGGAGTTGCTCAAATACCCCAGGCTCTGCATCAGATATTAAGGCTCCCTCCTCTTCCTCTTCGTCATCCCCTATATAGCCATCACCATCTGGGGAGGTGAAAAAGCCCATCTTGCTGGCGGCAACGCGGGAAGCCACTAATTCTGCCTCCTCCATTCCTCCAAGCATATTCAATCTGCGAATAGCAGTGTGCATCCAAGGCGCACCTCTTGATTGCCCAGGTCTCTCTGATATAAAGGCGTGAATTACCTCACTAGCTGGTATTTTCTTGTACCTTTTCTGCATATAAGTGTAAACAGAATCATCGCCTGGATGCTCAGACAGTAAATGGTACGCTACAGGTGCGCCATATTTGTCCTGCTCAACGCCCATACGGATTTGATTGCCATTATCTAGCCTAACATTATATGACTCATCTAATAGGTCAATGTCAACCATCTGTAGCGCCATACCGTAAGGCAAATCCTTACCGTAGACAATAACACATAAGGCTTCTCCATCTCTTGCTACTGTCTCAATAAACAGATTCTGTACATCGCCCCAAGACAACTTTTTGCTCATCGTGCAAGTGGTGTAAGACCCCCACTTCTTAAATGACTTCTCAATATACTCATTATCGGTTTGGTCTAAGCTACCGTCTGGTTTTTTAGCTTTACCTTGTAGCATAAAGCCTGATGCGCCAACAACATTGGAACGCACCATGCTTAGATATTTCTTAGCGTAGTCATTGTCTTGCGAAAGAGTGCGAGAGCGCATACGCATCTTGCGAAGCCCCGAGGACAATTCAGCATCTATGGATTTTGAAGTGCCCTTAAAGTCCGACAAGATATTGCTATCTTCCGCAGCGGCAAACCCACGGACATTTACTTTGCGAATAGTGCGTCTCTTCTTGGTAGGCTCTTTCTTAAACCACATTATGCAAACCTCGTGTATATTTTACCAGAGTGCTTTTTACCATTCCTAGCCCGTTCTGCTCTCTTTTCCTGGGCATACATAGCTTTATACTTTGAGTGCAGGACAAGTAGATCTTCAATAGGAGTTCTAACTAAAGTCATACCCTCAACGGTCAGACTCTCTTGCCCTTTAGAAGCTCTGCCCTCAATGACACTCTCAATAGCTTCTAATACTTTCTGTGTATGACCTCTAGGGTCTACTGTTGAGCCGTCTAGGTTTTCCTTTACGATCCAAGTGCCAGAGTCTACTTTAACTCTAGCACTATCACTATCTCTTGTGATGTAAGCATCCCAATGGTAGCCATCTGCTGTATATCCAGCGGTAGTGCTATGGAGTATCTCAATAAGGTAATCACTACCTGATGCTGTGGCAGTTATTGTGACACTGGCACTGCCAGCTTGGTCACTCTTAGCCTCGTAGGTTAGCGTATAAAGGCTATTATCGTAATCTGTACCTAAGTCAGTACGCTTCCACGCTACGCGGTCGCCAGCAGTGAACTCGTAAGGTTCTGTAGTTGCATAGTTGTCAGAATCAAATAAATTAGCCATTGCCTCTATGTAACTTGCGCTTTTTCATTTTGTCAAGTGTTTTTTACCACCTTTTAGCAAATCCCCCTGTTTTTTTCTTCATTCGACCTCTTTTTGGTTTAACCTGCGCTATAAGTGCTGATTCTTGTTGCCTTATTTCAATATTAATAGGCTCTATCTCTGGCTCTGCCTCTGCCTCGCCATTTATCTTCTTACTGATCCTCTTCATGTTGGCGTTAAGCATCCTAAAGGCTGCCAAAGCGTAAACCCTTAAATCTAAGGGCTCATTGCGCACTCTAGTTTTCTTCCATTCCATCCTAGCAACCCCCTTAACAAACTTCCTGACTTTCTTCTCTGAGCATAGCCCCATAAAGTAGTTCTTGTCATAGCTCATTGGGAAATGGCAATACCCAGCACCGAACTCATCAATCTTTAGTCGGGAAAAAATTAAATCTTTAGCAGCATCTACACCTAGTGGATATAGCGCTATTCTCCCCTTGTTGGTTTTAGTCGGTTTGCCAACCAGCGGCTTTCCTGCTTGAGACTGACCTTTAATAGCAAATCTATTAGTATGTTTTCGGGTGTAGTCATACACGGCTTGCGTATGGTGTCCTCCACTATCTACACATACAGCCGCTACTGACAAACTAACGCCTGCTGGGTGGTTAAATCTACGAGCTAATATATCGTCAAGTGCATCCCAAGTAGTAGCAAGCCCTGGATCACCTGGCACTACATGATACCCAAGTGACCAAGTTTCCTCATTCAATCCTGTACCGAGTAATTCCAGCTCTAATCGGTCTCCTTGTACATCTACGCCACCTGTAATTACTAATACCCCCTCTGGGAGTGGGTCAAACTCGTACTCTTCTCGCTTGGTATAAACATATTCGTATTCCACACCGTCCCCCTCGTCTTCTTCCCAAGTTTCACCAAGGGCTGTATTGATCCACACCTGTAGAGTATCTTTGTTCTTCTTAGCAAAGAGAAAGTCTACTGCCATATCCCCCCAACTACGCCAAGGAGAGTAAAGTTCGGACAAGTGAAACCCCGCAACCTTGCCCGCTTTGCCCGTTCTCTCCCAAAACCCGTGCCTTAGCATAACGGACTTTGCAGAATGCTCTATAACACCTCCGCACTCATCGCAAACATAATAAGCATCTTCTGGTTTATCTTTGTCCCACTTTATATTACCCCATTTTAGTTGCTGCGGCTCGTTGCAGTGGGGGCAGTGTACCTTGAACACTCTTTTGTCAGAGTCCTCATAAGCGGTCTCTATTCGTGAAGCACCTTTAACTGTAGGAGTTGATACCATTAAGATTTTACGGTTATGGAATGTGGTTGTACGCTTAGTTCCCAACATAACAGGATCGCCCTCTGTTCCTGCTGAAATGGGAAACCTATCAACCTCATCAAAAATACATAATCTTACAGGTCGAGAAGCAAGGGATGCGGGGCTATTACTTCCTGCCATTGTGATGTGACCACCTGGGAACTGCTTTTTCAGTATAGTGTTGCCTGAATCCCTAGATTTGCTATCCATAATCAACCCACTTAAAACAGGAGTATCTCTGACCATAGGGGCAAGCCTATCTCGGCTGAAAGTCTGAGCCATATCAAGAGTAGGTTGGATTACCAGCATTGGCGAGGGGTCTTGATGAA